CAGTTCATCGTTATTCCCCTTGCTCGTCGTTATCGTTGGCGTCTTCTTGCACGCCGTTGGCGCGGTTGATCCGCAATACAACGTGATCCAGGACCTCACGAGCCCCGGCTTGTTTGTAGGTGGTGAGGATTGCGTCGATGCCGCCAACCGTGCATGCGTTCTTGGCGAAGCGCTGAATCAGCAGCTCCAGCACAACACGGCCTTCGTGGTGCTCCTCGAACACCCGCTTGAACATGGCGTCGGTCTGTTCTGGTGTCAGCTTCATGCCGCCGCCCCTTGCTGTTTGAGCGCAGCCTCACCGGCCTGCTGTTGCATCATTTGCTGTTGAGCCTGTTCCTGCGCCTGCTGGTTGGCTGTGGCTCGATCCTCGCGCAGCTTGTCGCGTGCGGCCACGCTGCGGATGACGGACGACGGAACGCCCAAGGCTTCGCCCTTGAAGCGCTGGGCCTCGTCCATGTCGATGTTGTCCAGCACCGATGGGTCTTGCGTCTCGGCTGCAATCGCCACGGCACCGGCCAAGAACTGGTCAATGGCGGTGACCTCCTCCAGCTTCTGCGACCGGGCGAGCGGCGACAGGTAGCGCACGGTGAAGTTGCGGCCAGCCAGCGACTCAGGCGCAGCACCCAGCACGCCAGCGCGGTAGGCGATGCCAAAGCAACGCTCCACCAGAGGTTGCAGGTATTCGGTCTGGAGACGGCCATAGACCGGTCCCAGCAGTTGCCGGATCAGGTTCACCCGCACATGTACCTCGGTGGCAGTCATCGCCGGGCCGTCCTGCGCCTGGAGCTGGTCAGCCATGAGGATCTTGCGGATGGAGCCCTGCAACCGGGCGATCTTGGTTTCCGCGTACTGGAAGTTCGAGCCGCTTTGCAGGGGCTTCATGCTGTCGACGCTGTTGGCGACAATGATCTTGCGCGGCCCGACCTTGACGGTTCGAGGGTTGAGAACACCGTCGTCCTCGGCAATCCACATGCCGGCGATAGCCAGGTCACCGGCTGCCAGGTCCATGCGGCACAACTCGTTCAGGGTGCGGGAGTCTGGCAGCGCATCGAACACCGGGCCCACCGCGTACACGCTGTCAGGGATCATCATCCAGCGCGGAACCACCACCGGCATTTCGTGGTAGCCCGATTCGCTGACCAGGTGCTTTGCCTCTACCTCGACCTTGCAGGAAGCGATAGGCATGTTCTTCGCCAGCTTGGCGCCCACCATGTACGTGCTGCGCGGGTAGATGGCGTGAACGAAGCGCACCAGCTCCTGCGGCTTGTCCTTCGCCAGCTTGCGGGTGTTCTCGCTGAGGTTTTCTTCGCCGAACTCGTTTACCGCCTGCTCTGCCGTGAGCTTGTACTCCCGGTACACGGTATCTATCTTGCCGCCAGCCTTGGACGCAGAGGCGTACACGCTCGCGATAGGCCACAGATCGAACGTAAAGCCTCCCTTCTCCATGTCCTGATCGATGTACAGGGCAAACCACCCAGCGCATACAACGTCGATAAGCCCCTCAAAGGCGGCTGCGTCGAAGTTGGATGCGTGGATGTTCTGCCAGAGGATGTCGGCAGAGTCGTCAAGCCACCTGCGTTCCTCGTCGGTCTCCTGACCAACATCCATGCCGAACCACAGGGAGTTCGCCGGGGTCAGGCCCGACATGATGCCGGATGACAGGATGCGGGCCGCGTCCGTGGTGGTCCCGTCGATCATCCTGGCCTTGCGCATCTGCGCTTCCATGGCCGTGATCTGCTCCGTGCAGAAGCCGCTACCCCGGATCGGGTAGCTGTGGTCGAAGCAATCGCGCCAGACCGACTCATGCGGCGAGCGGAGAGACTTCAAGGTGCTCAGCGTTTTGGCGATCTGGTCTGCGTTCATGCTCCGAGTGTCCTCTTGCCCTGTTCCAGGACGCTGCCAGCGGCGCCGGCAGACGACAGCAGGCTGCTTTCCTGCTTGCGCTTCTTGCGGGTGGCCGTCTCTTCGTTGGCCTTCTGCGCTGCAAGGTCGGCGGCCTTCTGTGCCTCGACCTGCGGGTCAGGCGCGGCAACAACCTTTGGCTTCTTTGGTCGGCTTCCCATGTCGTTACTCCTTGACCTTTGGTTCAGGGCACAGCCAGCCGTCAGGGGTCATGACTGCCTGTTTCAGGGTGGTTGGGTCAACGGCGTTGGAAGCCGCGGGCTTTGGTTTGCTCAGCGCCTCACGGTCGCCATCGCGCTGGGCGTCGATGACGAGCGGTTCGCCGCCGGCGTTCAGGCGCTGGGCCTCGGCTTCGGCTTGGTCCTTGGCACCGTCACCGGCAACCATGAAGTCACTGAACCAATCGGCATCGCCTTCGGCAGGTGCGCACCAAATCTTCCAGCGCCCACCGCCGTTGTGCTTGGCGCTGTAGAGCTGGGCTGGGGCCTGGGCGCCTGCGTCGATATCTGAGGGCGCAAGCGGTGTGATGGTGGCGAGCGGTTCGCCGGGGGTCTGAGGGGTAAGGTCTGGCGCTGGCATGCTGGTGGGCCTCGGTGATGGTTCATCAAAGAGGCCCCAGCATCGTGGTGGCGGGCTGTCGGTTTCCCGACTATTTGCGAGGGAGGCAACCGGCGTTGACGTGGTCGATAAGCGCGTTCAGGGCGATGATGGCTTCGTCTCCGTCGTTGGTGATGGTGATAATTCGTTGACTATGCGCTGGGTCAAGTTCGGTTCGCGCTTCTGCATCATCCACGCTGCCGGGGCCTGTGCCGGCTCGCACGACGGGGCAGCGGGCTGGGACTGACAGGCGCTGACCGCCAGAGCCGAGGCGAGCAAGAAGAGCCTTGTTGGATGCTTGAGCATTGGTAAGTACCTTCGTGTTGTCGGTGTCGAGCTGGGCCAGCAGCTTCTGAGTGGCCTTGCGAGACTCTATCGAGGCCTCCAGCGTGCCTACACGCTCCGTTGCGGTGCTGAGCCTGGTGCTGACATGGTCAAGACGCCAGCCGACGAGGATGAGCGCCACAACCAGCCCAGCGATGAGGTAGCGAGTCATGGCGCGCACCAATCAGGCGAAGGGGTCGGCAGGCTTGGCGATGGAGCGCACAAACCACATGAAGCCCTGTTGCAGGTTGGTCTTGGCCAGAGCCAGCAGCCGTGGGTCAACGCCTTCAATCTGGCTGATCTGCTTGAACAGCTCGCCGGTGTCAGCCTCCAGAGCCTTGATGGAGTTCATACCGTCGATTTCGGACTGGGTAAGGTCGCGATAGCCGGTGATCTTCTTGTGCTGGTTATCCATGGGTATTGCCTCGGGTGGTGGTGGGGTTATTGAGCTGCCATGCACTGGCTGTAGCGCTTGAGCTGACGAGACCACACGCCCGGGCAACGCTTGTTCCCGGGTGTCGAGCAGTCATAGCCAGCGGCGAATCGGTATTTGAGCAGCGAGGCACAGGCCTGGGCGTATTGGCCTGTGAGCAGCTTTGAGCGCATCGATGAGTTGCGCCAGGTGCCGATGCCGTATTGGCCTGTGAAGTCCAGGTACACGTCGAACTCGGCTTGGAAGAGGCTCACGCCTGGCAGGGATGCGGCAAACAGCTTCTCGTCCTGGCTGATCAGGTTGCGGGCCAGTACCTCGGCACGCTTGGGGGTGATGGTGTCGCCCATCTGGACAGGCCGGCCATCCTCGTAGCGGGTCGAGCCGTGGCCGATGGTGGGCACGTCGCCCTTGGTGGGGATAACTGCGGTGGTGGTCAAGCCTTCGTTGGCCTGCCACATGCCGAAGCCGGCGGCGCTGATGCTCAGCAGGCCCACGGCAATACGGTTGCGGTTGCTCATGGCCGGCACTGATCGCGCAGGGCCTGGATGCGAGCGGCGCTCTCTGCGTCCTCCCTGCGGTCCCGGCGGATCTGGAAGTACGTGTTGACCGCAAAGCCCAGCACCGCAATGCCAACGCCAGTGATCCCTATCCAGTTGACCTGGGAAAGCCAACCAGCAACGCCTGTGGCCGCGCCGACCATCATGCCCTTGCTGGCAACCGACGCCCCTACAGCCTCAACGATCCCTTCCGGTGCAGGGTTTGCCATGTTCGTACTCCTGACTGGGGCTTTCATGGTCTGGCCTCCAGAGTCAAAAAAAAGCCCCACACGATGGCGGGGCAGCGATGGAGGCAAGGATCATCGCGTCAGGGTGTCGGGATCCCGACTATTTCGGATTGCCTCGCACCAGGTCATTGGCGAGGGCGGTCTTATCGTCATCACGCTTGACCTCTGCAGCGATGTCGCGCGTGCATTGCGCGCACAACTGGCCGCGTATCTCTCCGAGCCTGTAGGCGTCGCGACATCTGGGACACACCTGCATCAGGGCCATTTCAACCCCTCCCGCCACACCAGAACTCGTACAGCTCCGTGGTTTTCTTGCTGAAGTATCCATTCTCGTCCTGGTCAGTGTTGTAGCCTTGTTTGCGTGCCAGAGCTTCGAATGCTTCGCGGCTGCCACGGTAGCCCTCGATCAGAGCTTGAATCGCACAAACGCCGTTATCAATCACGTACACGGTGCCCTTGAAGCCCATGCTGCTGTGCATAGGCTCACGCCTGTAAACCACAGTTTGAAAATCCATCACTGTTGGCGTGCGCCCGCCGATAGGCCTGTGGCCTGCCTCGCTCGCCTCGGCGAATTGGATGCGCGACATACCCTCCAGCACAGACATGCGAGCGCCGTCCTTCGGACCACCAATCAGCAAAACGTTTTCGTAGTTCATCGAGCTCATCCCGTGTTTAGGCTTTCGAATGATAAGCCCACCAGTCACCAACGGCGACCATGGGCAGTCTTGTACGGTCATTCCCGGTGATCTGGCACCAGAACGACACAAGGCGCTCGCCCTCGGTGTAGCGAGGTTCAGCGCCCTGTTTCCAACCCAGCAGCGTGGTCCGAGCCACGCCGATGGCATCCGCAACCGACTGCGGGGAGTAGCCGGAGCGTGACAGCACGGTGATGACCGCAAACCAGTCAACCCGCTGCTCGACCAGGGCAAGCATGGTCAGGCCCCAAACGCGCACGCACGCGAAGCAATCAGAGATTGAGCGCACTCCACCCCCTGCATGCCCCACGTCACCGCGTTAGTCATTTCAGCGATAACGGCGGTGAATTCCCCCACAGGATCTTGCAAATCATCGAAGTGGAACGGATGCACAGCCTTGCGAAACCCCAACAGTGCTTCAGGCTCGCCGAGCTGTTCGAGGTTGACATCGACGCAGAGCAACACCCATCCATCGGCGAGCTTGTGAGTGGTCCAAACCATCTTTGGCGTGTTCATGATTCCCCCGGTGATCATTGGCAAACAGCTGGCAGGCCGAGCTGGTGGAGCTTGTAGGCCGCGAACACCAGAACAACGAGCATCGCGGCATTGATGTGCAGCAGGGTGGTTTTCACGATGGTTTGCCCTCCAGCGGTACGACGCGAACGGAGACGCCCGGTGTTTCGCTGAATCGCTTGCTGAGCGAGACGTTGACGACCTGGACGTCATCCTTGAAAACGATGCCGTTGATGCCGTCGCAGATGGCCTTGAGCACGTTGTCGGCGTCGGGCTTCTTGGTGGGCATGACGATGCCTTGCAGGGCTTCGGCGGCCTTCTTCTTCGACCAGGAGGCGGCGACGGCCACAAAGATTTTGAGTTCCACCAGCACTGGGCCGGCGATCAACTCACGGCCTTGCATGGCCTGCTGTGCTGCCATGGCGATCAGGGTTTCGTAGTTGGCGGTTTTCTTGGGCGTGAACATGCGTGCATGGCCACCGATCGTTGACACACGGGGGCGGCCCTTGCCGATGGCTTCGCCTGGCACCAGGAACGACACAGGTTTGAATTCAGACATTGGCGTTTCTCCTGATGCCCATCTTGGCGAGCAGCAGAGCGCGGCAGGCCTTGGGGTCTTTGGGTATTTCGAGGACTTCGACGATGCGGTCAGCTTCCTTGCGGCTGTGCTCGAGCTGGACCTGCTCCCGTGGACGCATGCTGTCGCTGCCGATGCCCTTGGCAATTCGCCCTTCGAGCGGTTGGCCGGTCTGTGCGCGGCGCATGACGATGGCGTAGTTGCGTTCGAAGCGCTGGCGTAGCGCCTTGTCGTTGTTCTTTGCGGTGTGCAGGTCGAACGTGCTCGTGGCTTCTGCAGCGATGCGCACGGCTGGGTGGCTGTACGTCCCGGCCCTGGCTTCGTCCCAGGCCTGACCCTCACTTGGCAGTCCAGGCACTTGCAGGCACATCGAGCGAAAGACGTTCGCCGGCGGCGGCCAGTCGAATTCATCGGCCTTTTCCACCAGCGCGTTCAGGCCGTTTGCCAACTGGTCACCGGTCAAACCCTTGAGCACGGTTGCCCAGGAATGACCAGGATCAGCTGATACGCCGAAATTCGCCGTCCAGCGATGGCCGTACATCTCCGTCATCTTGAGCCAGAGCTTGTCCATCATGGCTTGCGAGAGCTTCTCGGGCTTTTCGCTCGGCAATGGCGTCTCGGACTTGGTCGACAGCTGACCTTGAGCCCTGTCGAGGACGCCGTTGATTTGCTTCGGGACCACGGCCGGTTTGGCCTTCGGCAGTGTTTTCAGGTCGAGCGTATCCATTGGCGGTGCTCCCGCTGGCTTTGGCGCGTTGAATGAGATTGTTCAGGTGTTGTACGAGCTGGAATTCCCATTGGGCCTGGGATTGCTCTTTCTCGGGCCGGGCATGCCAGTACGAGGTGAACGCGGCTAGGATCTCTGGCGTTAGCGCTGAGGTCGGTACCGAATTTTTGAAGGCGACAGCCTTGAAGGATTTGTGGTCAACGCCCCAGCCATCGAGCGGCATCGGGAAACGACCTTCGCGGGCAATACCATCAATAGGCTTATCTGTATCTGTATCTGTATCTGGTGGCGTTACAGTAACGTTACCTTCCTGTTTCTTCTTTGCGCGATGGGCTGCAACCCTTGCCCTGCTTGAGTCGGAGACGAATTGGCGCTTGTTCCATGCGACCGGTTGGCAGTCTCCATCAATGAGCCCTTTCGCAAGAAACAGGGCTTTCGAGGTTGCCCACTCCTCGTTACTGATACGGAGCTGAAACGCGATTTCTGTTTCATGTAACGTTACATCGTCGTTACTGCAACGCAGGCATAACAGCATGACGAAGCGGCGTTGATCTGCCTCGCTCATCATCTGCACTTTGGGGTCGGTGGCAAACTCGCCGTACATCCGGAACCAGTCCACGGGTCAACCCTCCGCCAACTGGTCAACGCCCTGGATGTGTTCCATCCAACGCTTTGATCCGTGGATGAACATCGCAATGTCTTGCTCGTTAAAGCAGCGCATTTCCTCGGGAACGACCTTCAGCCCCAGCACGGCGAGAATCATGCACAGCTGTTCGAACTTCTCTGGCTTCATGCGGCTGATCGTCGCTTCGTCGCAACCCACTGCAAGCGCCACGGGTGCGTTGCCTATCGACGCAAGCTTCTGCATCAAGACGGCGTAGTTCTTGCGGGCCCTTACGGTCTGCTCTTGGTTCAATGGGCTCGACATGATCAGGCCGCCTCTTCTCCGGAGTCGGTGAAACGCTCCGGGTAAAGGATGTGGATCTCGGTGATTTCTCCGCCGAAAACCCGGCTCAGGTTTTCCGCAAGGGTTGCGGATGCACGCTGAACGCCTCGCTCAATGCGGGACAGGTTTCCGGAATCGATGGCATCACCGGTCTGCGCAAGACGGGCCGAGACATCGGCAAGCGTCCATTTGCGAGCGGTACGGGCACGCTTCAAGGGGGTCATGGCAGTACGCCTTATGTGGGAGACGAGCCGATTTTGCGCATTGCGCAAATTAAGCGCAAGCAAAATTTGCACGTCGCGCTTTGCGTGCAACGCAACGGACAATGAGAATTGAACAATGGATATAGGAAAACTGATCAGACAAACGCGAAAAGCCAAGGGCTGGACGCTTGATGAACTGGCGCACCGTGTCGAGACCGACGCGGGCAACCTGTCACGCCTTGAGCGAGGTAAGCAATTCGCCAGCAAAGAGCTGCTTGGCAGAATCATGACGGTGTTGGGTATCGAACTGGCGCAAGCACAAGACGCCGGAATGTCTAACGTACAGGCGGCGCTGCAACCGACCAGGCCCCTTAAGGATTATCCTTTGATCAGTTGGGTGATTGCCGGGGAATGGGCAGAATCATGCGACAACTTCCACCCAGGTGATGCAGAAACCTGGATTGCCTCAACAGAGAACGCTGGCCCCAACGGTTTTTGGCTCGATGTGCGGGGCGATTCGATGACCTGCGCCGGCAACCCTAGTTTCCCAGAGGGATCGCGCATCCTGGTGCAGCCAGAGGCCGACCTCATCAGCGGCAAGTACTATGTAATCAAACTGGAAAGCGGCGAGAGCACGTTTAAGCAGTACGTCGAGGATGCGGGCATCAAGTACCTGCGACCATTGAATCCGGGCTACAGAACAATCCAGATCGACACTGCATTCAAGATCATCGGCCGAGTGATCGACACCAAAATGACGGGGCTTTAAATGCAAACTCCCGAACAGAAAGCCATATGGCGCCATGCTCAGACCCTTGCATTGGTTGGATTTTTTATCATCGGTGCAATCCTGATGGGGTCGTTCATCTTGGCCGGACACATCGACAGTAAGGCAGCCCGGACCCTGACTGAGTGGGCGCTGTACGTGCCTGCCTTCTTCGCCGTTTTCGCCATCCAACCCATGACGCACTACTTCTACACCCGCCTCAGCCGGCGATAGCCGCCCACCCTTCCAATCGAGCCCGCCCTGTGCGGGCTTTTTTGCGTCCGTGTTTTTTCATAATTTGCGCTTGACGCAATTTATTAATTGCGCATAATGCAAATCACCTTATGCGCAACACGCAAATTCATGAGGCCACTCTTTAGCTCTACCCCTGCCGGATAACCACCGGCCAGCAAGAAGGCAAGCGATGGACCGGCCTCAACGGTCCAGAGGGATGGCAACTGTCCCAGGGTGCGCAGCGCAAAGCCCCGAATCAGTTTTCCAGCGGACAGGGTCGCGGCTGGATAGAAAGATTTCCGAGCCAGCTTGAGGCAGATAGCTGGGCATCGGTCGCCGCCTCTGGGCGATGAGAGCGACTTAAACCCTAGGCAATGTGGGGTGCTGGATTAGATCCGTAGGCCAGCAAGAAGGAATTTTTCACTGATGCACCTGGTGACGGGTGCATTGGGAAAACAACCGGAGCAACACGCCATGAATGAATCACTCGTACAGCAGCTGCTGGCCAAGGCGCGCAAAAGCTTGGCTGCCGGCGACAAGATTCAAGCAGCCCTGTGGCACAACCTGGCTAAACAGGCCAAGGCATGCGGCCACCGCATCTAAATCACCGCCCTTGGAGGCGACCATGTTCAACAAGACAGCGCGAACGATTTTCGAGGAACAGCTCGATAAGGCTCGAAACCTGCCCGCCGGTGATCTGGTCGGCTCCGAGTCAGAGCTTTGCTACGCGGAGGGGATGATTTCCTACGCCCTGATGTGTGGCGACATCGACCACACCAGCGCCGCTCTGCTGCACCACCGCATCAGTGCCGTCCGTAGCAATCGTGTAGCCCGGCTCTGCCGGAACGATCGAATGGCCCGGGCATGAGTACCTATGACCTCTGGCTTGAACCGCCAGACGAACCGGACGCCCTATTCGAAGACGATGCCGAACCGAGCGACTACCCGTTCGAGGCCGGCGACTGGCGCTCTGATGAGCGCGAAACCCTGCTGGAGCGCCGCTATGACCAGTAAATGCCGGGCGGTCATCGCCCCCACCATCCCCGGACTGATCAGGGCCCTGCAATCGCAGGGCTTTTTTCTGGTCACTGATCTGCCCAAGCGGATCAGCATCGAGGTTCGCCGCAACATGCTTGTTGTGAGGTTTCCATGACCATGATTTGCAGCAAGTGCGAAAGGTTTGGAATCCACTGGGTTGGCCCTTACGGGAACCTGACAGGTACGAAATGCCCCCATTGCGGCGGAGAGAACTGCCAGCGCGATGTGCAGCCAGTAGATCGGTGCCCTGAGTGCGGGAGCGAGAGCTGCAATGGCGAGTGTTTCGGCGACGACATGATGGGTTCATCGGGATGACTACTCGACAGCGGCAACGCCGCCACGCTATCCGCCTGGCCTCGGCCATCACCGGCGCGCTGTTCTTCCTCACCATCTTCCTGGTCCCGGCAATCGCGGGCCTCATCACTCAATAGGTAACCCCATGGACCAACAGAAAGGTGGCGGGCCGGCCTTCCCGGTCACGCCTGACAACGATGTGCGCACGAACGGCGCCGGCGGCTCTGGCATGACGCTGCGCGATTACTTCGCGGCCAAGGCCATGCAGGCAATGATTTCTAGCAGCCTACCTATCACTGTCGAAGACGGCGCCCGAACCTCGAATGCTGCTTTCCACATGGCCGACGCCATGCTGGCGGCCCGGGGCAAACCATGAGCCGCCACGCCAAGGACTTCGAAACCCGCAAGGCCTCGGCAATGGAAACGGTGCGTTGGCTGCTGCCGGAGATTCACCGGGCGATTGAATGCGGATACGACAAGGTTGAGCTGTCGGTGATGGACGTGAAAGAGGTCCTTGCCTACCTGGAAGCCGACGCCCAGCGCGAGAAAGTCCAGTTCGCCGGCAAGCGCCTGGGCTTCGCTGATCCCGAAATGATGCGCGACTTGATGTCGAGGCGCCGCGCTTCTTCTCCGGTGCTGTTCAAGCAGACGCCCCGGTATTGCGTCGAGGTGTACTACCTGGAGCTGCCTCCCAACGCCAACCAGTTGGCCAAGCTTCAGCGACAGTCCGAAACACCCACCTAATCCTCCCACCCTCTCTTCAAGGCTGCGGTCTACGCGGCAAGGACCCCTATGAAAGCGCAAGACATGTTCATTCGCCTGGTTGACCCCACCGGCAAGCACGACCCCGTCATCAACTCCCACCGCGTCTGGGATCGCGAATTGTTTTACTCCTCCCAGGTGAAGCTGCACGAAGACCAGAAAAAGAAGATCGAGGACCGTCGTCTGGTCTCGGTTGCCACTGAAGCCGAATACAACGAATCGCGGAAGGTGCGGAAATGAGCCAGACAACGACCCTGGCGCCGACTGCGCAAGAACAAAACCTCAATGTCCTTCCACATCCATCCATAAGCACCAGCTCCCTGGTGCTGGACGGTGACAGCCTCGACAAGATGATGCGCCTCGCCGATCTGATGGCTACCGGGCGCGCCACGGTGCCGAAGCACTTCAACGGAAACCCGGCGGACTGCCTTGCGGTGATCATGCAGTCGATGCAATGGGGCATGAACCCCTTCGCCGTTGCCCAGAAAACCCACCAGGTGAACGGCGTGCTCGGCTACGAGGCCCAGCTTATCAACGCGGTCATCACCAGTCGGGCGCCGGTCAAAGACCGATTGCATTACGAGTGGTACGGCGATTGGTCGAAGGTGATCGGCAAGTTTGAAATCCGGAAAGGTGAGAAAGGGGAATACCGCGTTCCTGGCTGGAAGATGAGCGACGAGGAAGGTCTCGGCGTAAAGGTCTGGGCGACATTCCGTGGTGAAGATGAGCCCCGCGTCATTGAGCTGCTGTTGGCGCAGGCACGGACACGCAACAGCGGCCTATGGGCTGATGACCCACGCCAACAACTGTCGTACCTCGCTGTCAAGCGCTGGTCGCGCCTGTACTGCCCTGACGTGATTCTTGGCGTTTACAGCCCGGATGAGGTTGAGGAATACGGACAACCAATTCGCGATGTTTCGCCAATCCGCGACACCGAGCCCAAGGCTCTGCCCGCCTACCCCGACGACAAGCTCACCGAGAACCT